ATTGGGAAGATTTTCCCTGAAAATGGCTCGGCTGTGCATTATCTGGCCGATTCTGGAGAATAATGGAGCAATCAACAGAGATCGCCCGAGTTAGGGACGAGTCGGCTTACCGTGGTGTGCCAAACCCACGAATTCACACAAAACTAAGCGATTTACCCTCTCACGGCGAGGCAATGATCCGATTCTGCGAGGAAATCGGCTACGAACTGCTACCTTGGCAACAATGGCTGGCCCATCACTCGCTGAAATACAAACGCGACGGCCGTTGGGCTCATCCAGTAGTTACCCTTCTCTGCGCTCGGCAACAGGGTAAATCTACGTTTATGGCGCTACAAATCTTGTTTAGAATCTACGTACTCAAAGAGAAATTACAAGTCCATACGGCTCACAAACTAACGACCTCGGCAGAATTGTTTTACAAGATTTACGGCATTATCGAGCAGACTCCCCGACTAGCGGCCGAATTCACTAAAAAGCTGGAAAGTAAGGGATTTCAAGAATTGCAATTTACTGAAGGCCGCCGATATATCGTCCGAGCCAATAACTCAGCCGGTCGAGGTATTGCCGCGCCCGAAACTATTCACTTAGACGAGGCTCGAGAATATAAAGATGAGGATGTCTGGTCTGCCTTGCGTTATACACAGATGGCAAGCCCAAATCCTCAAATATGGGTTTATTCAAATGCCGGAGATCAGCACTCGATAGTGCTAAACAAATTACGAGAGCGAGCCTACGCTGCTATTCACGGCGGATCCGATGACATTGGTTGGTTTGAATGGTCTGCGCCTAATGGGATTAAATTCGACAACTCATCGGACTTTTGGCTAGGTGTCTGTCAAGCCAATCCGTCACTTGGCTACACAGTTCATCCTGACAATATCCGCGCCGTGTTGTCAGACCCCGAAGATATTGTGCGCACAGAAGTTTTATGCCAATGGGTTGATACCATCAATCCAGTCATTAACCCTTCTCAATGGGAATCTTGTCGAGTCGAGGGTCTCAGACTTGATCCCGAGAAGGACACGTGGCTGGCTATTGATCTCAGTCCTGATAGGAAGCAAGCGGCGCTAGTCGCTAGTCAGAAGCTCGAGGGAGATCAGTTCCAAGTTATTCTTCTGCAAACTTGGCACAATCCGTCTAATCTCGATGACAAATCTCTGGCTAATGATTTAGCAGATTGGGTGCGTAAGTATCCGGTCCAACTCGTTGCCTATTCAGCGAGAACCGCTTCAGCCGTTGCTGCGCGATTAGCACCGGCAGGAATTCGGACTGAGCCCATAGATGGTCTTGACTACGCCCAAAGCTGTGATGAGTTACTGGGAGCAATCTCATCTCAGCGGTTAGTTCACTCGGGACAAGATGAACTGACTAAACAATGCCTATCCGCTGTCAAGTTGCCTTTCGGTGACGGCGGATGGGTAATGGGCCGCAAAGTCTCAAATGCAATTATCTGTGGAGCAGTTGCCTCAGCTATGGCGACTCACTTCGCCACAAAATCAAACGATGGCGTAGATATAGTAATTATGTAGCACAGACCCTTTACAATAAAGGCTCAATGGGTGCTATCAGAGATTTCTTCTTTCCACAAGTAACTGCGCAGACACCGCAAAAGACTAGCGATGTAACCGCCGCGCTAACTCCCGTTCAAATTAGCGATTCCGTCTATAACATTCTCGGCGGAGCTACAAATACAACTCGCCAATTGGCTATGAGCGTTCCTTCGATTGCTCGCGCTAGAAACATTATCTGCGGCACGACAGGATCATTACCTCTCGAGCAATATAACAAGCTGACCGGCGAACACGTTGATCCACTTCGCGTTATTAATCAACCAGACCCACGCGTTCCGGGAAGTCTTATCTACACTTGGCTCGCTGAGGATATTTGGCTTTATGGCGTCGGTTATGGACAAGTTCTTGATATGTATTCAGTCACCGATGGTGGCAAAATTCGCGCTTGGACTCGCGTTAGCCCAGATCGCGTTACAGTAGATACAAATTTTCGCAACACAATGATTGAGTCATACAAAGTTGATGGAATGGACGTTCCCACTTCGGGAATTGGTTCAATCATTCGCTTCGATGGTTATGACGAAGGTTTTTTACACCGCGCTGGCAAAACTGTAAGCGCTGCTGTATATCTCGAAAACGCAGCAGTCAATTATGCTAAAGAGCCGAACCCTTCAATGGTTCTTAAGTCCAACGGCACGAATCTGACAGCTGAAAGAGTTTCATCGCTTCTCACCGCTTGGCGGACAGCTCGTCAAACTCGTTCCACGGCTTTCCTCAATGCAGACGTTGATTTGAAAGAATTTGGTTATGATCCAAAATCTTTGCAATTAGCCGAGGCGCGTCAGTACGTCGCATTAGAATTGGCTCGAGCAGCTGGAATTCCAGCGTACTTCCTGAGCGCCGAAACTACTTCGATGACTTACTCAAATTCCATTAGTGAGCGGCGCTCTTTGGTTGATTTCTCACTTCGACCATTACTCACAGCAATTGAGAAACGTTTATCAATGCCGGACTTCGTTCCAACAACGACCGAAGTGCGTTTCGACCTTGATGACTTCTTGCGCGGCAATCCTTTGGAGAGAGCGCAAGTTTATGAAATCCTAAACCGCATCGGCGCGATGAGCGTTGAGCAGATTCAAGAAGAAGAGGACTTGATCCGATGAAGATCAATATGCCAATGGTCGTTACAGCGGCCGATACTGTAAAGCGCACCATCAGTGGCACCATCGTTACTTGGAATGAGCAGGGCAACACTTCAGTTGGCCCAACTGTGTTTGCTTCCGATTCAATCGAAATGAAACCTGTAAAATTGTTACTCGAGCACGACAGAACTAGACCCATCGGGAAACTTGTCAGCCACGAAATTTCAGACAAAGGGATAACGGCTGTATTTCGTATTGCCAACACAATGGCTGGCGAAGATGCGCTAGTTGAGGCAACTGAAGGCCTTCGCGACGGATTTAGCGTCGGCGCACAGATTAACGAATGGACAAACGTTAAAGGCGTTATGCAAATAACTTCCGCAACGCTGGATGAAGTTTCATTAGTTACTGATCCAGCAATTGACAGCGCTCGCGTTAGCGAAGTAGCCGCTTCCGAAAACGAGGCACCCAAAGAAGATTCTGCTCCGGCAACCGCTGAAGCAGACAACCCAACCGAAGGAGAACAAGTGTCAGACACTACCGTTCCAGCTCCTGCCGAAGAAACGGTAGAAGCTGCTAAGGTGGAAACAGTTGCGGCATCACGCCCAGCGTTCTTCACCACTCCTCGCCTTGAGTTCACAAAGGCGAAATATCTCGAGAATAGCGTTCGCGCAAAACTCGGAGATGACGTTGCACGCCAGTACGTTATGGCAGCAGATGACACCACAAGCAATAACGCTGGTCTCATCCCAACCCGTCAATTGACTGAAATCATCAACCCATTATCAAACGCAGATCGCCCAGCCGTTGATTCGGTATCTCGCGGCGTTCTACCAGATGCAGGAATGTCTTTCGAGATTCCTAAGCTAACCGCAGTCCCAACAGTCGGCGAAGAAGCTGAAGCAGCTGCAATTGATGAAACAGGAATGACAAACGAATTCCTTTCAGTATCCGTTAAGAAGTATGCAGGCGGACAAACTTTCTCCGTTGAACTTCTTGACCGTTCTTCACCAGCGTTCTTTGATGAACTCGTTCGTCAAATGGAGTACGCATACGCGAAGGCAACCGACGTTGCAGTTGTGACCGGCCTTATTGCTGGCGGAACTGACGGCGGAAACCGCACTCTCGATGCTGCTGGTCTTCTCGACTTTATCTCCGATGCTGGCGTTTCAATCTACGCTGGAACTCTCGGATTTGCTCAAAACATCATCGCATCACCTCAGCAATGGGGCGCAATTCAGAACCTCGCTGATAACGGACGTCCGATTTATCAAAACTTGATTGGCAATATGAATCAAGGTGGTAATCTCAGTGCTGGTTCAGCAACCGGAAACCTTCTTGGATTGAACTTCCGCGTTGATCGTAACCTCACAACAGGTTCCGGCGTTGGCGACAACACCATCATCGTTATCAACCCAGATGCATACACTTGGTATGAATCTTCACGTTTCCGTCTCCAAACAAACGTCGCTCTCAATGGTCAAATCGAAGTTGCCTACTACGGCTACGGCGCATTGGCTACAAAGGTCGGCGCTGGCGCTTACCGCTGGATGGTTCTCTAGTTAGAACTGCAAAAGTGACGGCCAGTCCGCTCCCGAGCTGGCCTGTCACCCTCTAAATCGAAAGGAAAACGAGATGCCAACAATTGTCACAGCCACAGAGCTTCGCACGATTCTTGGCGTCTCGTCGTCCCTTTATTCAGACGCTTACTTGGCAGATATTGTGGATGCAAGTGAGAATCTGGTTTTGCCAATGCTCGTCACCTTTCAGAGCAAAGTAGATAAAGTTTATTTAGAAAACAATGTCGCTTATTTTCACACCGCGACAATTCACGAATTCACCGAAGGTCAATCGGTTGTCATTACAAGTGTCGGAGCGCCATTTAACGGCACTCACACAATTACAGATGATTTAATTGGCCCCTATGTATTTACCGCCGCCATCACAAATGCTGACGTATTGGAAAAGAACATTATCCCAGCAGGAAACGCTGCGCTCTCTGGCGCATCAACCTATGTGGGAAATGCCAACGTCGAAGCTGCCGTTTTGGCTATTTCTGTCGAAATCTTCCAAGCCAGAACTGCCGCTGGCGGATCCATTGAAGGAATAGATTTTGCAGTTACACCTTACAGACTTTCAAAGAATTTATTGGCAAAGGTAACTGGCCTTCTTGGCCCCTATCTTGATACCGATGCGATGGTGGGTTAATGCCTGCCTCGACAGTTTTATCTTCTATCCGGACACCGCTGGCAACTGCACTTGCCTCTGTTTCGGCTAACGTCTATTCATACGTTCCTGAAGCTGTGCAAGTTCCAGCGGTTATTCTTGTCCCAGATTCACCTTATTTAGAATTAAACACAATCAACGACTCAACAATTCACGCCAAGATTAATATGACAATTACTTGCGGAGTTGCTTATCTTTCCAACCCAGCTTCTCTTGACAATCTTGAGCAGCTTATATTTTCAGTTTTGGCAGTAATTCCGGACGGCTACACAGTCGGCCCAGTAGAACGGCCATCGGTTACGCAAGTGGGTGCAGTCAATTTATTGGTTGCCGATATTCGCGTTTCCACCTATTACACACAAACCAACTAAGGAGAAAACGTGGCAACCACAGTAATTACCGGTCGCGACATTTCGCTGTCTTTCACAGGTGGAACGGACATCGAAGCCCAAGCGACAAACGCGGTATTGACTAAGACCAACGTTCGCGAGACCTATCAGACTCTCGACGGCGAGGCTTACAAGACAGTTAATATCGAAGGCACTTTCCAGCTCGATATGCTCGCAGACTGGGGCAAGGCTAACTCTGTATGCGAAGCTCTTTGGGCAGCAGCAGAAACCGCACCGGATACAACAATCAGCGTAACCCTAACCGCTGCAACTGGCGCACAATTTGTTTTCCCAATTCTTCCAGAATTCCCAACAGCTGGCGGATCAGGAATTGATGCACAAACAGTATCGTTCACCTTCAAAGTATCGAAGGGCGACGTAACAGAGACCTTCAGCTAAGAGATCGGAGCATCGGGAGATGAAGTTATCAATAACAATTAAATACAACACGGGCGAGTCGGTTACTTATGTAGCCGGCTTACCCGAGTGGGCTAAGTGGGAACGCAAAACTGGCAAGTCAATTTATTCGATGAAGGATATTTCGGCTTACCAACAAGCAGACTTCTTAGATCTTGCATATTTCGCTTACAAGCGCGAAGCGGCAGGCAAGCCCACGAAGTCTCAGGAAATCTGGGAACTGTCCATTGATGAAATGCTGATTGGAGATGAAAGCCCAAAAGCTACGAGTCCGGAAGCGTAAATCGGCTTCTTGTCGAAGTCGCAATAGCGACCGGAATCCCAATGAGCGAGTGGACGGACATTGAACAAGTATTAACGGCAATTGAGATATTGAAGGAGCGCAAAGGTGGCAGATGAACCAATCAGCTATGACAAGCGCGAACTTCGTTCAATCATTACCGCGTTCAAAGCGATGGACGATGAAGCTATTGATGCGGCTAAACGCGAAAGTTTTGCGCTCGCTCAATATGCCGCCAACGAGGTTAAGGCCTACGGCATCACCCGAACCTTTGGACAAACCGTTGTCGATCGCATTACTTCTGGCGTTAAAGTTTCCAAAACCTCGAAGATTGGCGAGTTCTCTTATGGATTCGCGAGTCAGCGTTTCTCTGGTGGCGGATCAACTAAAGACCTCTGGGCAGGTTACGAATTCGGATCTAATCGTTATCGTCAGTTCCCACGACGCACCCCACGTCAAGGCAGAGGAAATTCTGGCTATTTCATCTATCCAGCCCTTCGCAAAATTCAGCCTCAATTGATTGCCAAATGGGAAGATGCGTTTTCTAAGATTCTCGGAAAGTGGGACGACTAATGGCTGGTAGTAGAACCCTCAAGTTATCAATCCTCGCTGACGTTGATGACTTAAAAAAGAAGCTGGACATTGGCTCAAAAGAGGTTGAAGGCTTTGGCGGTAAGTTAGAAAAGTTCGGCAAGATTGCTGCTGCCGCTTTTGCTGCTGCCGCTGCTGCGGCTGCTGCCTATGCTGGCAAATTAGCCATTGAAGGCGTCAAGGCAGCCATAGAAGATGAAGCTGCACAGAAGCGCTTAGCCCTAGCCTTAGAGAATGTCACAGGGGCCACAGAAGCCCAAATAGCGGCAGTTGAAGAGCAAATAAGTAAGACGGCTCTGGCTACTGGTGTCGCAGACGATAAATTGCGTCCAGCCCTTCAGAGACTTGCGACAGCCACAGGATCGGTTGAGCAATCACAAAAACTATTAACTCTCGCTCTTGATATTTCAGCCGCTACCGGCAAAGACGTCGAGACAGTTTCCAACGCCTTAGGTAAAGCTTATGAAGGCAACACGGCTTCTCTGACTCGTCTAGGGATTGGTTTATCAGCTGCCGAAATCAAAACGATGGGATTGCAGGGCGCAGTAACCCAATTAGGTCAAACCTTTGGCGGTGCAGCTGCAACCCAAGCCAATACTTTTGAAGGTCAGATTGCTAGATTGCGAGTGGGCTTTGATGAGGCCAAAGAAGCAATTGGCGCTCAACTATTGCCAGTCATTCAGAGACTTCTTGATTACGTTGTAAACGTTCTCATTCCTAAGTTCCAAGAGGCTAAACGAGCAGCCATTGATCCAATCGTTCAAGCCTTTAAGAATAACGAAGCAGCTTTGCGCGACTTATGGTCTTTCATCAAAACCTATCTTGTCCCCATTTTTGAAACGGCTCTAGTGGGCGCAATCAAATCAGTCGGAGCCACAATTGCTGGAATCATCAACATCATTGGCACAGTCACCAGCAAGGTTAAAGAATTGGCTAATGACGTTATTGACGCAGTTAATAAGATTATCCGCGCTTACAATTCAATTCCCATTCTCCCTAACGTTTCAACCATTCCTAATATCTCCACAACAACCACTTCGAGGACTGGAAGCGTTCCAACAGCCAGCCTGCCATTCGGCGGCGCATCAATCATTCCCCCATCAAGCGGTTCGGCTAACGTAACACCTTCAACGCCTACAACCACAGTTACAACGCCAGTCACAACCGCTCCCAGAGTTGCGGCCTCAACGCCAAGCGTTCCAGTCGGATCAGCCGCACCTATCACAGTATCCTCTGGCGGATTCTCAAGATTGGCAGATGCTCAAGGAATCGCCCCTGTAACCATTAACGTCAATGCCCCCAGCGCAATTGATGAAGAAGGCTTCACTCGAGCAGTTGTCTCAGCTCTCAACAATTCAAACTCTCGCGGAACTGGTGGCGGAAGCCAGTTGTTTGGAATCAGACAAGAGTTATGACAGCTTGGACGCCCGAGTATCGCGTTTTAATTAACGGCACAGATGCCACAGATTTAACCCTTGTCGGCTTTACCGCTACTTCTGGACGCACCGACGTCAATACCCAAGCCCAAAGCGGCTATTGCAACTTGCAACTCATCAACGCCAGCAACGCGTTTTATGATTGGAGCGTTAATACTGGCGTAACCCTTGAAGTAAAAGATACAAGCGGTAACTGGGTAAGCTTATTTGGCGGAAGAATCAGCGACGTCAGCACTAGCGTAAGAACGGCTGGAGCAGTCGCTTATGTGACGCAGATCCAGATTGTGGCTCTAGGTGCATTATCCAAACTTTCAAAAGCAATCTGGACTTCTAGCGTTGCCCAAGACGATGACGGAGATCAAATCTTTACAATTCTAAGCGACTTGCTATTAGCCTCTTGGAATGAAATTAGTCCTGCTCAACAATGGAGCAGTTTTGACCCGACAACGACTTGGGCAAATGCTGGTGACGTTGGACTTGGGGAGATAGATCGCCCGGGTCAATATGAAATGGTACAACGTTCAGCCAGCCCAATTGATTACTATTCAATCGTCACCCAAATCGCCAATTCAGCTCTTGGCTATGTTTATGAGAACGCCAATGGGGAAATTGGCTACGCCGATGCAGCTCATCGGCAGACATACCTACTCGCTAACGGATACACGGAATTGGACGCTCGCGAGGCTTTCGCGGCTGGCATTAAGCAATCCATCCGCTCGGGCAAAATTATCAATAAATACCAAATTAATTATGGAAACAATTTCAATAGTTCTAAGAGCGCGACGGATCAAGATTCAATAGACCTTTACGGCCTTTATTCAGTCCAAGAGAATTCGCTGGTTCACGATGCCACCGATGCTCAGAACATAGTGAATCGCCAAGTGGCCCTACGCGCTTATCCGCGTCCACTATTCGACACCATTACCTTTCCGCTTCAAAATCCCGAAATGACTGACGCCGACCGAGATGCTCTGATAAATGTATTTATGGGCCAGCCGGTCAAAATAACCAATCTCCCCATCAATATCTATGGCGGCGAATTTACCGGTTATATCGAAGGCTGGACTTGGACTAGCACCCTTAATGGCCTCTCATTGACTTTCACCGCATCACCGACTGAGTTCAGCGCAGTAGCCCAGAATTGGGATCAAGTGAACGCGGCAGAAACGTGGAATACGATACTTAATACGCTAGAATGGCAAGACGCGATAGGAGTAATCAGCTAATGGCAACAACAACAAACTTCGGGTGGGAAACCCCTGACGACACAGATCTTGTCAAAGATGGCGCTTTGGCTATGCGCACTTTGGGCAATTCGATAGATACTTCTTTCGTTGATCTCAAAGGCGGCACAACCGGACAAATTCTTTCAAAGGCTTCTAATACAGACCTTGATTACACTTGGATTAATAACGATACCGGGGACATTACTTCCGTTACAACAGGCAGCGACTCAGGTTTAGCAGGTGGCGCAACAAGCGGTGCAGTAGAACTAAAACTACGCTTGCAATTTGATACACAAACGGGAACAACCTACACACTTGCGTCAAACGACCTCAATCAGCTTGTCACCTGTAACAACGCATCATCCATCACCGTAACTGTTCCACCTTCAGTTTTCACAGCTGGCGACCAAATACACGTTCAACAAATCGGTGTAGGACAAGTTACTTTTGCACAAGGCTCAGGCGTAACAATTACTTCAACGGGCGCTACTGCATCTGCACCTAAGTTACGCGTTCGCTATTCAGCCTGCACAGTTATCTGCACAGCTTCAAACACCTTCACGATTATCGGTGACCTCGCCTAATGCCAATTTTAGGGATAATCGCTTCAAGTATGGCAAGTTTCAGTCCCTTGTCTTTACCCAATCTTAAAGCTTGGTATGACGCTGCCGATACTTCCAGCATTACTGGCGGAAGTGCAGTAAGTCAATGGAATGATAAATCTGGCAATGGTTATCATTTAACACAAAGCACTTCAACTAAAAGACCTTCATCTGGAACAAGAAGTCTTAACAGTAAAAATGTTGTTGATTTCGATGGCACAAATGATGTTTTAGCTGCCTCAACTGCAAGTGATTGGACATTCCTTAATAATTCAGGAGCATCAACCGCCTTTTATGTTTTGGTGCAAGATACCGCTACAACATCTCAAGGATACGCTGACACGGGTGGATTTTCTTCTGCCACCGTGGATTTCGAAATATACCGCGCACCTACGAGTACTAACTTAATTCATCGCGTCGGAAACGCAAATACTGGTGCTGGCCCTGTCGAGAATGACACGGGTACTGCTGTTTCTGCTGCAAGTCATTATTTTCATCTTATATCCGATCCAAGTAATGCAACCGCCGCCAATAGGTCGATTTTTACTTTAGATGGAACTGCTTTAGCAAAGAACAATAGCCGAACTACAACCCCCAGTTCTTCTGCACCAAATAGAGCTTTGACGATTGGTGGTCGAACAGATGATGATGGTTATGCTTTTAACGGCGCATTTGCCGAAATAATTTTTGTTAGCGGAATAATGTCGGGTGCAAATATTACAAAAACAACAGATTATCTCAAGGCGAAATGGGGTTTGTAATGTATTACCAATGGCAAACTCAAGAGGATTTTGATATTTGGCACAATGCTTTGTGCGAGCAATTGGGCTATCCTGAAATCGTAAATGGTATAACGATTACTGATAGTTATACCAAAGGATTTTTTTACAACAATCTTTTTATTGCGTATGTTGATGAGAATTACGCCGATGGATTATCACCAATCGAATATGTTAAAACGGTTACAGTTGAATAATGCCTAAACTTTGCAAAGCAGGTCAGCAATTAAGGGAGCAGATAGATGACGATTATCCTGATCGCGATCGCAAGTCTGATGGCTGGATTGCTGATGCTCGCCATATGGCGAAAGGCACTTCAGACCATATACCGCAAAATGGGATAGTTCGCGCCCTCGATATTGATGCTGATCTCAATGCACACAAAGAAGAGGCTTATGCCCTTGTCGAAAAGATTCGCAAATGCGCTAAGCGAGGCGATAAGCGAATCAAATACATTATTTACGACGGCAAAATTATGAGTCCGATTATGAATTGGAAGCGCAGAAAATACAGGGGTGCTAACCCTCACCGGTCGCATTTCCATATTAGCTTTACAACTTTGGGAGACAAAGATGGCAGCTGGTTTGACCTCGAAGGAGATAGAAATGAAAGAATTCAAACTGATGGCGGAAAGCTGGGGGAAAACATTCCTCGCGACGGCTCTAGCGACATACCTAGCGGTGGGCTGGGATCTCGACGCAATTGCAAATGCGGCGCTAGTATCAGTCTTGCCTAGCATCATCAACTGGCTTAACCCCAACTACGAGCGCTACGGCAAAATCAAATAATGCAAGTCTCTGAGTTTGCTGCGACCCTTGCCTCTGTGCTGGGGTCTATCGGCCTTCTCATTGCCGGACTTAGATACATCATAAAACTTGAGAATCTGCCCATTGTGTCGCGCCTCGACAAGATGGAGTCTCAGTTAGAATTAGCCCTCTCAGCAAAGGTGGCTAGAAGTGGCAACAAGAAAACGCGCTAAGAAACCAGCAAAGAAGGTGGCAAAACGTCGCAAAACGACGAAGGAGCCAATTCTTACAAAGCTGGATTTCTGGGCTATTGCCGCCAAAGAAGTGTATGACGCTTGCCGCAAAGCCGGAATGGACGAAGGCACAGCTCTCGCCTTTGCAATGGATAGAAGCTCATATCCCGATTGGATTGTTGATCCGAGCGACCCGATAAAGAATCCGCTCGATGACTGGGAAGAGGACGACTAATTTACCTTCGCGAGGTGGAACTCTTTGAGGCGCTAAAGTCGGTTTATCCAGACTTAACGCCAGTCTCACCGACCGACCGCCACGACGGCATTACCAACGATGCTTATATCGAGATGAAGTGCCGCCGCACGCACTACCCGACTCTTTTGATTGAGAAGAAGAAGTGGGATTATCTGGCCGAAATAAGGGCTAGAACGGGCGCCAGAACCCTCTATATCAACTCCACCCCACAAGGGGTCTATCAGTTCGATTTAGGGGCTATAAACGAGCCTGAGTGGCAATTAAAGGCCCTTCCAGCCAAGACCGATTACCCCAATGGCGAGAAGGTTCAGAAGCTGTGTGGATTCTTGGACTTGCGACACTCCGAACTCTTACTTGTATAAATCCATTTAATTAAATACATTTATCCCGTAAATCCATTTAAGGATTACAGAACGGGAGAGTAAGTGATAAATAATCCAGCAGTAATTCGATTTGATTCTACTTCTGGCGCTTGGTCTGATGGTAAAAACTACGTCAAAGGCCAAATAATCAGACGCTACGCAATCGAATCGCTAGGTAGAAAATCAGTAAGAGGGCGATTAAGCAGAGAAGAAATCTCAGCTTATTGGCTTGATCGTTATGGGGTGAACGCCGATGTTCAATGAAGGCGTTTTCTTCGCAATCTATTGCTCAACGTTATGGCTTGGTTATCGGGTGTATGTCAGCATTAAAGCCAAAGCTTTTAACGAGGGATACAGGAGAGGTCGGGCGAGCATAAATGTCAGAGAGATCGTTAAGTGACTGGCTCTCGGACGCTAGTAACACCCTCGATGACAGGGGGCTTGAATATGGCGACCCGAGGCACAATCTTTTACGCATTTACAAAATCGCGAGACAACTCGGTGTTCAGCTCAGAGACCCATCTGACGTGGCGCTTGTCTTTATCGCAACAAAACTATCAAGAATGGTGGAGAGTCCAGAGCGCGAAGATTCGTATCTCGATCTCATTGGATATGCCACTATCTTATCTTTTTGCCGATTTAGTTCACCAGAAGATTGGGACGACGTTGAGCTTGACTCGCAATCATAATCAGCATCAATGGTGCGACTATTGCAAAATGCGCTGGGGACAAATGAAAGATGGGACTTGGCACCACAAAGCCCAAGTGCCAGCTGTATGGAAGGTGCAATCTGAAACGCCAACTCGGCGGATGCAGGTGCGCTTTTACTGCCAACCTTGTGCCAATGAGGCACAGAACTGGCCAGACGGAACGTTTTGGTCATTAAAAGAACAACTAGAAGCTGCGATAGATGATTTCGCAGGTAGGGAGCAATTAGATGTCAAATTATCTTGATGATTATGTAAGTGTGCAGGATCGCTTAAAGGAGTTTATAAATGCCTT